GAGTTGTTGTCAAAGCACCAGTAATTGTACCACCATAGTTTCCAATACCAAAACCATAACCATAAGTTTGTGCTGCAGGACCTACAGGTTGATAAACTTTAACAGTCATACTACCACCTGTTGATATGACTGCAGATGCTTGATTTAAAGAATTAATTGTAAATGTTGTAGGAGTTGGAACAGTTAATACTTGAAATAATTTATTTTCAAAGTCACTTGCATTTAATCCTGTACCACTTGGCAGAGTAACTGATGATAGTTCTATAATATCTCCTACAGATAGATCGTGATCTGTGCTTGTTGTAATTGTACAGGTTTTAACTGATGTACTATTTGTGGCTAATGTTGAACTAGTAAAACTATCTACAACTCCTGCATTGTTACATCTAAAAGGAGTGATATCAAAAAGTTGACCTTCAAAATATAACAATAAAAATTTATCAGTGCCAAGTGCAACGTATCTATTACCCTCAGTATCTACAAAAGCGTGTTGTTTTCTAGCAACTCCAACAATAGAATCAGATAGTAATGATTGCCAACCACCTACCTTTTCAGGTAATCCATATCTAAATCTTACATTATCAGAATCAACCCAACGACCCTCTGCTCCTACAGCAGTGTCTTGTTTGTCAATACCAGGAGCAAACTTAATTTTCGTAAGCATCCTTTACTCCTATGATGTACTATTAGTTTTTATTTGCCAACCTTTTGTAGCAGTCGTAAAGATTAGTGTTACACATTGATTATTTGCAGTTAAATCTAAATCAGATGTACCACCTTGAATATTTGATCCGTTTCTTGCAACCACACATTTATTAGTTCCAAAACCATTAGATGCAGATACATCCATAATTGTTACTTCATCACCTTGTGCAGGTGATGCTGGAAGTGTAATTGTTACAATATTAGCAACAGTATCAACACCAATTTGATCTCCAGCAACTGCTGTGTATGTTGTTTTGCTAGCTGCAGTTACTTCTGTAAATCCTTTTTCCATCATAGCTAAAGTTGTGGCTGGAACACTACCTCTAGAATAAACTAAAACTTTTGCACCCTCTGGTAGAGGCACTTGTGTAGATGCACTTTGACCTGTTGTAAGTAAAGTTACTGTATAACTATCACCAGCTCCACCTCTAGTAGTTCCATCTTCTACAAAAAATACTCTGTTAGCATTACCACCAGATGTAGTTGCAGGCATTGTTAAACTTGCATTACCAGATAAAGTTCCCGTAACTTTAATATAAAGATTTTTACCATTCGCAGTTGCATCTCCATCGGCCAAACTTAAGTCTACGTTACCAGAACTTAAAGTTACCTCTACATAACCTGATGCTGCTGTTTGTAATAATTGTAAATTAGTATTTGTTATTGCTCCCCATAGACCTGCTTTTTCGCCGGTTGCTACAAGTTCTAATGATAAATCTGATGAAAATGTTGATGCCATATTAATAAGGTTTTATTGGTGTCCAAACCATTGTTGCTCCTGGTACTATATCGTTCCACGTAATAACTCCTGGTTCTACTGTGTCTAATGTTAACTGAGAACCTGTAGGACTTACTCCTGCGTCAGCTGTAATTGTAACATTTCCTGTAGCCAAGGTCAAGTCAACACCTGAAGGTAAAACAGTAACATCTGTGCTTATGCTAACATTACCTATGTTTAAAGTTACTTGAGATCCAGTAAGTGTATGATTAGCATCAGCTGTAATACTTAAAGTTCCAAGACCTAATGTAAGTCTATTTGGATCAGCTTCTTCTGTAACTGCATCTGCAATAACTCCAGCACTTCCAATACTAATAGTTACCTGATTGCCAGTTACCGATACGTTTACATCTGCATCTGGGCCCGATGTAGCAAATGGTAATGCTGATATTGCGTCAAATCCTAAACTCATAAATTCCTTAAAAGGGGACAGTAGGTATGTGGTGGTGTACTGCCCCCATCTAAAGATTATATCATCGTTTAAACCAGGAAGGAAGACCTAAATGTAGACGCTTGTCGAACATATTATCTTTAGCTCCCGGTGTTTTACGATTGTTATAATGCAGAAAAACTTGTACGCATTCTTTGCCTTTGAATTTTTCTCTCCAATGTTCTAGCTCACAGCCTCTATAAACCAACATATCTCCTGGTTTTAAATCAACTCTAACTCCTTTAGTATTTTTAGAAACATATCCAAAGCCTTCTATTACACCACCTAATTCTGAGTTTGGCTCTAAATATATAGGCCAATCATCACCACCAAGATTCATAGTAGTAGATATCTCACAGCTAAATCTATCTTTATGTCTTTTAAGTTCATCACCTTTTTTATATATTCTTGCATAAGTATATGCTGGGTATAATTTTAATCCTGTTGCTTTTTCCATACCAGGTTGACATTTAAGTAATAAAGTTTCCATAGCCATATTTGCATATTGAGAATAGGTGTTTGGTATTTGACTATCTGGCCCTTCATAAAAACCTATTATATTTTCAAAAGGTGAAAAATATTTTGCTTGTCTACAAGTATCGTAAACCTGTTTTTGCATTCTAAAATAATTTGCAATAAATATTGCTAAGTCTTTTGATATAGCTTGACGGATAACTGTATACTTTTTCTTTTTAAACATCTTTTGCCATCTCTTTCGGCACCGCTTGTATATTCCAATGTATAAATCTAAAAGGTTCTATACCAAAATCTACTGCATATTCGTGTTCCAAGTACCCTGGAAATATAATTAATGTTCCTGGTTTTGGTGTTATGTGAAACTGTTCGTGACCTGGCCATACACCTTTTAAGTCTGGTTTCATTTTTAACTTTGTACATCTTGCACCAGTCTTTGGTTCGTGAAATACAGGATAAGAAGTTTTATCACTACACTTTAAAAAGTAAAAACCCGATACGTGTTGGTTCCAATGTATATGTGCAGAGTGATGACCACCACCTTTTTTAGCAAATTCTTGTACCCACAATTCAGAAAACATAGTTGTGTATTGTTGCATATCATAACCTTGGTGATCTAAATATTCCCAAGACTTTTGACCTATATAATTTCTAAAATCTAAAAAATCATTGTCAGCTGTAAGGGGTGTTGAATGATATGATCTTCCAAAGTCACCGTGTTTTTTTATAAATTCTTTTTCTCTTTTACGAGCATCAGCAATATATTTATTACTTGCTTTGTTTAATGATTTAACAAACTCTGGTTTTTCTTCGCTCCATATTACAGTTGGAAAATAACTATTTATAAACATTATATTTTACTCCAATGTTTTCTCATATTAGGGTATATGTCTTTAATTGATTGTGAGTTTCTTAAATCAAAAGCAATTGTTATTCTCTCATTATTATCTAATACTTCATCTGTAAAATGTTCTACCCAACTAGGAAACAAAGTTATATTTCCAGGATTATTTTTTAAAATAAATCTTTCTTTATGATAGGGCTCTAAGTAATACGTATTTGTATTTGTAGTTTGTATACAAATATGTCCACTTAAATAATCATAATTATTAATAGAATGAAAATGTTTTTTTATTTTTTCACCCTTTCTCATTACGTTGGCCCAACATTGTATGTACAAACTATCTTCATATGTTAAATTAAGTTCTTTCATAAAATCTAAATGTGCATTTTTTATAATTTTTTTTAAATATTTAGTTTCTTTAAACTCTACTAAGTTATATAAAGGACTTCTTGAAGTTAAACTATTAACACCTAAACCTGTTCCTCCATCTTGCCACCCAGTTTTATTAAGTTTTTCAAATTCTTTTTTTGTTTTGTTAATTATATTTTTTTCTTTTTTTAAAATAAAACTAGCAAGTTTTGCAGGTTTTACTTGTGATGAATAATTGTTTTCAAAAATAAAATATTTATAATTTTGATTAAAAATATTTTGATGTGGTTTATTTATAAACATATGTATCATCTAAATGGTTTTCCTAAATGCCAGACAACAAGACTATATCTTGTGCCAGAAGTTACTGGTTTTACTCTATGCCATACAAAACTAGGGAACACAATAATAGATCCTTTTGGTAATATCTCTTTACATTGTATTCTGTGTTTTGATTCGTCTCGCATATGTGGATCATAGTTTCTAAAATCAAATTCTAATTCACCACCTTTATATTCCGAACCATCTGTTAACTGACAAGTCATAGATAGTTTTCTAATTTTACCGTGATCAGGCGTGTTCGGCTTATCATAAGGTTTATCCCAACTATCACAATGCCAATCGTAATATTGATTTAGTTTATATTTTGTAAATTGACAAGACTCAGATCTTTCCCAATCAAAATTCCAACCAGCTCTTGCATTTGCTTCGTGAACATATGGGTGTAATTCTTTGTATATCCAAGTATCATTTAACCAAACTAAATCAGAATTTCTTTTTCTTTTTAAATCTAATACTTCTTCTTTTTTTAATTTTCTATCACCATAGCCACCTGTTCTAGCCATAACTTCTTTTTGTTGATTAGCATAAGCTATAACATCATCACAGAATTTAGGTGTTAATACACTACTAAAATACCAATAGTGATTAGATATATTCATACAATATAGTTTGTATAAAATTTAAACTATCCTTTTGATTGTTAGTTAAATAATACATATTAGTAGATGGAAACATAATAAACATATTATCTTTAAGTTTTATATCCCAACTTCTTCCTTTACGTCTGTTGTCTTCAAAATGTATTCGAACAGAACAATTTTTAACTTTTACACCATATAACAATGTATAATCTGGTGAATTCCGTAGATCTACTGGATCAACGTTTACAAGAGGTTTTGATGTTTCTCCTGGTTTATAGATATTACCAAAGGTATCTTTATAAATTAAAGTAAATCCATATTCAAGACCAATATGATCTCTCATATAAGTGCTCAACATATCGAATGTTCGTGAGAATGGAAAATCTTTGTTTTGAATTATTGATTGTAAAATGTCGCCCGATAATTTATCTCGGTTAATGTCCCAATCTTTAGGCATTGCCACATCACCATAATATAGAGCTTGCTCTGTTAATACTTTCTTCTGCATACCACCACCATTTTTAATTTATGCTTTAGCGTCTGTCAAGTCCCAAGATTG